TATCTTGAGTATTTCGGCCCCGTCCTTATTCTGGACAAAGACTCTGTGGAACTTTGAGGCAAAAGCCTGAGCTTTCTCCCTGTTCTCAGCGTTTAGCTTGGCGATTTCCTCCTCATCGATATTAAACTGGGACCAGCCGTCCTCCTCCTCGGGCTTCTCATCTTGGCTCATTGCTCAGTTTCCGCCGCTTGTGATAATGCCTGTGTAGTCTGTTCCATTATTTGCTTACGCTCCGTTTCAGTCCGAAGAACGTCTTGCTCTACGCCTAGTTTCTTGCCTAACCATGCCGGTAAATCCTCGGTCTTAACGCCTCCAGCCATGACTTGTGGGCCAAACGGAGTGAGTATCTCAACAAAGTGTTGGAAGGTTAGAATATCCTCGTTATCCTGAGCTCTGGCCAACGGAGAGGTATGTTTTAGCGTGATCTCTCTACCATCGACCTTAATGTCCGGGATTTTACCATTCTTGGATAGAATATGAACAACGCGCTTTAAGACCTTCTCAACGAATTCAGTCTGTAACCGCCCGTAAGAACTACCAGCGTCCGCAATCAAGTCTTTATGCTCAAGCGCAAACTGGGTAGCAGATACCACGGCGTCACTGGGGTCTCGCATGGTATTGAATAATGCGCGCTTAATATCCTCTTGAAGATCAGCCAGCACGAACTCACCGACATTAAAGTCTCCTGAGCGCTCCAAAGCCCTTAAGGTAGGATTACGACTGTCGTTAGAACCAACAGGAAGTACCGCCCCGGGAGCGATTCTGACCGTGTAAGGGTTTAAAACTCCGTCGTCCAAGGATGTATAAACCCCTGATATTGCTAAAGCTGCGTTCCTGAGTATGAATTCCTTGACCTTGTTCACTGTCTTAATGGTCGGGAGAATGGACATTACAGGGCCACGACCGTAAATCTCACCGGCAATTGTTGACCATCTGGGAACAATCCACGCTGAGGTCTCGGAATCTGATCGGTAGATAAGATGCTTCTCACTAAAATCCATGACCAGCGTGTGATACATCTTTGCATCAGGGCAATAAACCGACCCTTCGACCAGAGTAGTTTTAGAATCAGGCTCTTTTTGAAGCGTTTGCTTCATCTTGGTGGATAATTCAGCACCAGGCCAAAGCCTTTCAATATGGTTCACCTGGACCTTATGCTCACGCCAGACAGTTTCAATCGTACCCGCAGGCCCTTCTTCAAGGAATGCCTCGGACAAAGGCACAGCATTAAACTCCAGCAAATCCTCGCCTGTTCCCTCATTGCACACCAAAATACCGGTGCCTACAGCAACGTCAAGGAAGCACTCGTTTGACTGGGTGGCAAAGTTTGAATGGTTGATATGGTCGAATACCACACTGGTGACTTCGTCGAGATCCTTCTGGATATCGTCATGTTGTTCTTTGGGAACGTCCGAACCTGGCTTGAAAGTGGTCCAGTTTCTCCACGGCGGGACTAGCGTGGCCTGTAGTCGTGAGGCGAACTTTTGAACGCCGGTAACCGCAGTGTCGTCATAGATCGTGGTATTTTTCTTCTCGCCTGGACGGTGCTGATAAAAGGTTTCTCGCTGAGGTAGAGCGAACTCGTAACATTCCCTCATGTGAGTGACCCACAATTCTTTGCGGGCCTTGGCTTTAGTGAATCGTTTTTTCAGGTCCTCGAAAGACCCTAGCTTATTAGGTAGTTTGAATGGCATAGATTAGGTCCTAGAAAGAAATCCGGTTCTTTTCTTTGGTGCTGGCGCAACAGGATCCGGTATCCCAATAGCGGTGGGCTTCATTGATCTGGTTTCACCTGCCACAACACCCCGAGCGCTTCCGGTGATTAATGAGGCTCGACCCAATCGACCTCTGGCTGTAGCCGCTCCCCGAGACTTCTCCGCTGCTTCAACGTCTCGTAACTGTGAAAGCTGGAACGCCTCAAGCTCTTTCTGAGCTGATGATTTCTTTGGTTTCGATGGTGCTCCCATGCTGAGCCCTCAAGTATTTCGATAATTGCCATGGCGTCCATAAAAATGGAGCCCTTATCCCGAGTAACGACTTTATGGTCTCAACACAATTAATTGCGCCGAACCCCCAAGGTACTCGGATCCGATTACAGTCTCTCCAAACTACTGTATGGAGTATATCATTAGAATCTGATTGTACAATGTCGAGCGCATCCGTCTCTGTCAAGATATTAACGTCCACATATCCTAATCTGGGCTCGACTTTGATCCAGTTGAAGCCATCCCAGCGAATGGCGTAAACGTGAGAATAGCCTGTTTTGAGATACCAGGACCACCAGGCTACTGATTCGACATCCTCAAACACGATATACCAGTCAATCGGGTCTCTATGGGCCAGGTCGAGGAGGGACATGCTAAATCTAAAATAACTGCTTCTCAATCTCGTCAATCGTTGCGTTAATTCCGTTGCATAAATCACGTATTCTTGTAGGTGACCCATGTAACATTTCAGATAAGGTTAGGCTGCTTTCGTGAGGCGCTACAGGTTCATTGATTGGGCTCTCAGTGAGAGACTATTTAACCCTGATATTCTGTCGTTAAGCAGATCAAGTGAATTAATAGCGTCTTGCATATCTTGAGCTTTTGTCGCCTTTTGTTGTTCTACACCGCATGTGGCTTCGTTCATGTTGTTTCTCCTGTTTGGTTAAAATATATCGTAATCGTTTACTGGTGGTTGGGCCTGAGGCTTTGCAGGGCCTTTGATCTTAACAACAGCATTTCCCTCGCCTCCTCCGATCATTAAGTATTGCCCGGCTTCACACGGATGAGAGAACTTATTCTTATCCGGCTTGTCGTGAAATCTGTCGTCACCTGCTACCTGGAGTCGCTTGTAGCAGTAGCCACCAGCCATTCCCTTGCGAGTCACTGTCAGGGTAGGACAAAGGATCAATCCAGGCTTTCCGTCGATCAACCTGCCCAATGGCTCAGCAACCGCCTCACGTCTGATTACAGGGTCGTTGTTGCCTGCCTTTCGAGCTTTAACACCGGAAGCGGCAAGCATCTTAAACGGTGTGTCGTCGTCATTTGACTGCGATCTATCATCACCAGCGGGGTCACCCCAGAAGCTAAACTCAAAGCCCGGGTAGACCTTTTTACATTCTGCGGCCAATAACACGCCAAATCGCTTGGCTCCCATGTCGTTGGTTACGAGCTCATGTATCCATTGCCAGCGGCCCATAACGTCCTGTTGACCGAATATCGCTGCAGGAGTGAGCCCGAAGTCAATGCCCACATAGATGGTTCTACCTGGCCATGGGTTCAGAGGAGCTTTAGCAACGTGAATAGAATCGACAAACTCAGGGTATATCGGCTTGCCATCCATGACAAAGCCGTATTCATTAGCCAGATTGACCTTAATCCAGTCAGGCTTCTTCCCTTCCTTGCCGTTTATGTAATACCCATCAGGCAAGTTCTCGACGTTCTCAGCATTAGGGTTCTCTACCCAGACGCCATCGTCACCACCCTTACGCATTAATCCACCGGGCTGTCGGTAGAACGTCCAGCCTTTCGGTCGGATCTCCTCGGCCATGGTGTACAAATAATGATCTTCGTCTGGAGCGTTATAATCCCCAACCATGCCATGCCAGGACGGTTTCACTCCTCCGGCAATCATTGAAGGGTATCTCCCGTGTCTCAAATCAGCCATGTCGACCACGCCGCGGATTAATTCTTTGGTCTCATTCAGCCAGAAGCCTGTGACCTGTGACCCTCGAAGCTTCTTAATCGCGTCAGGTCTATCCAAAGCAAGGAACACGACCTCGGAATGGACCTGAGTATTGTCCTCAAGGGTGAATCTGAGCGTGTGAACCGGCGGATGACCGTATTTCATCTGGCCTAACTCGCCATACAGCTCAAGCCAGTCCTTAATTGTGGTGGTTTCTAAATCTGGGTAGGTGTTTCGTACAGCGTAGAAGCGCGTAGGGCGTATCCCTTGAGCGTTGGGAGCCTGGTCGATCATATAGCGGAATATCTTTTGACAGGCTGTAGTCGTCTTAGCAGAGCCAAGCGGCCCCATAATCATAACCACACGGCCTTTGTCCAGATAAAAGTCTGTGAGGACTGGGCCTGGTGGGTCTATGTGGTACTCGACTGTGAGACTCATGCTTCGATTACTATTTTAAAATGCCTCGGCTCATTGACAAGATACACCGGATAACCGGCGACCGTTCTCTTGGCGTGGAACTCCATAGCCTCAGCTTGAACCAGCCCAGTTATAGACTTCATTACCTCCGCAAAATCCTCTCTACCGATATAGACGAGGAGTTTTACATCAAAGTCTCCGGTATCGCATACAACCCTATGCCGCGTATTTAATATGGCTCCGATTAAGTCGTCAGAGGTCATTACTTCACTCCTGTTTTAACAGCTTACCGCCAGCCATATCCTTGATAATGACTCGCTTGTCGTTGATTTCGATCTTCTCGTTGAATGCCTGGATATTAACGTGTTTGCCAACGAGCTCCAGTGATTTATTGGCTCCGGCTGGCTCAAACTTCCATTCGCCGGTTTCGATCATTTTCTTCTCGTCAGGATCCCATTCCATAACAGGAACTTTCTGCATACAGCGGTCATTGATTTCGACAGCTCTATTTAATACCCAGTCCTGGTCAATCTCTGTTCTTTCCACTCGGTTAGTGAACGCTAACTGTATAGCCGCTGCTATTACAGGTTTGCTCAGGTTTTCATTCCCAATAGAATAAGCTGTCTTTTTACTATACCCAGCCCTAATAGCTGCTTGAGTAGCGTTTAAATCTATTAAATATTCCGCTACGAATAGGGTTTGTTTAGGGGTTAGCTTTACCATATCTCATTCACCAGAATGCCTAAAATAATACCTGCCAGAATTAGACAGGCTATTCCAGATAATAATAGCTGTTTTTTGTGGGTCATGATTTCTTCACAAGATCATACAGCTTCTCATGCCATTCCATGTTCCCGGTATGCTTGTACAGTTCATTGCATACCGAGAGCGCAAACCCATACATCTCGCCAGAATTACGCTCCAGCCTGCTAATTTCCTTTATCTGGGCAATAAACTGGCTATATTCTGGGGGGAGGCTCTCGTCTCTTTTAAATGCGGAAAAGATACCCATCACTGAGCCAACGAGTACAGGTGGCGGAGTAGGCAGAGTTCCTCATGTTCGTGAATCCCTGCCTCTGTCGTAGGTATGGGACGGCTTTCTGTCCAGGTGATGTCTAAACTGCCTCGATTGTCGAGCAAGTTTTCCACGCGACGATGAGGGACAGAGGCTCCGCCCATAACGTCATGCCGTGGATTGTAGTTCAGTTCCGCCCCTGGATACTTCATGGCGACTACGGTCTCGATGGCCAGCCTTACGCGCTCGAGCTGATCAAAGCTATATTTAGCTTGCTTCTCGTCTTGTTCTAGTGCCAGAGACTTGTCTTTAACTTCCTTCTCAAGCCCCTGGATTGTGTAATACTGCTCTCTTTTGAATTTATGGAGTCGGTCGTTTTCTTTAATCAATTCACTCTTTAACATGGTTTTCTCCTGGGTTATGCGGTTACAGCTCTAAGATATGGAAACCATTTCGGCCAATTATTAACAGCTAACTTTTCAATGGAATTGGTCACCTGTAATTCTTGCATTCTTGTTGGCGAGCCCTGCATTAAACTCATACAATTTCCAACGTGCTCCTCACAAAAAACCTTGCTTTTTCCGTTAAAAAAAAGCACTTTAAAGGTCATGTCGCCGCGACAGTACCTAAGTTTTTGTATAAGGAGCGGCACCCCGCCACTGTCGCATAACAACTTATTCAGCATCGTTACTCTCCTGGGTTGTTCCACTGGCTATAGTCGTGCATTAAATCTTTGAATGCTTTGGCTGCCTCTGGGCTGTGGTCAATCTCGGCTCTTGATTCTACACCACAGGTCGATCTTACGAATAGGATAGTCTGATTGTAGTCTGGTTCAAAGACTTCGCCTGCCAGGCTTGAAAGCGTGTCTGCAGCGTACTGTTGAAATGCTGGGTTATTACACATTATCCCGGCTTGTTTGGATAAATTGCCGCCTTTGGGCTTATCTGGCTTCGGTCCTGGTGTTTTTTTTGGCTCCTGGATATTCCTGGCTGTGACTTCCATCTGAGCCTCGATAACCATTCCTCCGGTGTAAGTATCCACAAATTGCTGCCATGTGTCCTGGTCCACTTCAAACGATACCCGGTAGACCGGCCCGTCTTTGGTCTTTGAGAATGATGGGTTAGGGTTCATTCCCTCAAAAGGGAAGGGCTCGTCTCTGTCGAGGGGGTTAATCATCCTTCTAAATCCACCATAAATCGAAAACTAATCTCAGTTCCATCGTCGAGCGATATCACGAAATAGTCACCATCCTCCTCGTAATAAAACTCAGTTATGCCAAGCCCGGTAATTTGGGCTTTCACTTCGGCTATTTGTTTTTCGGTCATTATTGTCATTTAGCTAACCCGCAATGGCCGTTATTCCAATTCTCGGGCTTCTCTAATGTATTTTTTGCTTCTGGATCATCAAGTCTCCAGCACATGCAGTCAGAGGCTACGCACTTTTCGATACTTTTTGGAAGCGAATCAGTAACCACGTCTAGTCCTGCTGATACACCTCTCTCGTCGAGACACATAAGCGGAATTATTCCAGCAATAGACCAAAGCGCTTTTGAGTTTGCCGACATAGGACACCATTTCTTTCTTGCTTCGGATTCGGTCATGTCAACCTCATTATCGGTTTCTTCCCGACGCGCTCCTGCAATGCGACTTTTATTTTAGTGGGGAGCAGCCTGTCCCCGGATATTCTTACGGCCTCGGACTCAATGTGTTCAACCAGCTCCAGATAGCCAGATTTAGATATATTGGCGGATTTGTACAGGACGGCCAGCTCCTCTAAACCCTCAGCGCCTTCCTTGAGGTTCTCTTTAGCAAAGGCGTCAATGGTCTCCTGGATTATCTTGGAGATTTGATTGACGTTGCGGCGCTTGGAGCCTGTGGATTTGTATTTTTTCACAGCTCAATCACCCACTCAGCATGGCAACCGTCTGCGGTACAATATCGAACTGAATTAACAACCAGCCGCTTATAGCTCTTATCTATCTCTGACTCCACCACAAAATTGAAGGTCTCTGCGCCCATATTCGGGTCAGGAAGCCTATCTAAAGCATCTTTAAGTTCGGTAATCCTGAATTTCATTGCCCAATCCTGTCTAATTCTTGCTTAATTTTCACATTATATTCAGACTTTAAATCAGCTACTTCCTGAGTGTAGTATTTCCTGGATGCTTGTTTTAGCGTTTCCAGTTCTTCAATAAACTCCCTTCCATAAGTATCTTCCATGTAAAAAGTGTATCTGACCGGATTTGATGAGGGGGTGCCTCCAAACGGGCCATTACAGGTAGAGCATTGCGGGTGGATATTTTCCTCTAAAAGCTTGGTCGCCAGAAAAGACCTTTCGATAAAGTGCCCTCCCTGCATTTGGTCGTTCCATTGCCTTGTTACCCCGCAGGTCACACAAGAAACATAACCGCTATCATCCGAAGCCTTTAGCCTTACGTACTTCTGGATGAGAACAGCAACCTCCTCGACCCGCTTAGCTATCGATTTAGCTTTCTTTTTTGGCATCTTTCTTCGACTTCACCGGAATATCAATCATGCCCGCTTTCAATTCATCAACACTAATGGAATATTTAACTTCCTTGCAGCCCGACATAAGCGCGACATGGGTAGCGTTTGCCCTTATCTCGAGCAGGCACAAAAGCACATCCTTAAGCTCAAATTTACGGCTGGTCTCCTTCTCGGCTGTTTTGCATTCCTGGGTCTTGCTGGCGTCGTCCGCCTTGTCGTCCTTCTTTTCGGTTGTCTTGGCGGAACTCTGGCTCTTCTTTGTCATTCTGGATTCTCCTGTGTTCTTCGGTCATTAATTTTTTAAGTTTATCAGTGGTTGCCTTGCCGTTCCTGGCCTCGTAATTCCTGAGAAATCTCTGCCTGGCTGCAAGCGGGGTAAGGCCTAGGACGTATCTCGAAAGACAGCCCATTAAACTCATGTCCTTGCTCAAGCGGAGGATTCTATTTTCATAATAGCCCTGCCTATGATTTCAGGTATCTGTGGCACTACGGCGTTTCCACAAGCGTCCAATCTATTGGAAATCCCATTGATTTTTCGGCAAAGTGTGGGTGGGTATAAATCGGGTCTTTCTCTGAAATCCTCAACCCTTCTGACATCTTTGCACCACGAAAACTCGGGCTGTTCCTGTATCTTTTTGAGGAAGATCCCATGCTTTCGTTTGCTCCTATCGTGGGCACTAATCCAGACACGATCCCGTCTGTGGGGTGCGCCAACGGCTCCCGCTGGTATGCAATTCCATTCCGTGTCATACCCGAACGAGGCCAAGGCTCCAAGTACTTCGCCCATCCCTCGAATAAGCAAGCCTGCCACGTTCTCCAGCAGTACTCTTGGCCGTCCCACCATGCAAAGGGTTCGTAGGATATACCAGAAGAGCCCCGAACGATCTCCGGTAAGTCCGGCACCATCTCCAGCGAATGAAATGTCTTGACAGGGGAAACCCGCCGTAACCAAGTCCACATTTTCTTTAAATCTTGCACTGGTAATATCTTCATAGATTTTCACCTTCGGCCAATGTTTCCTTAGCACCTTTCTGGATGACTCAAGTTTTTCACAGAAAGCAACCGTTTTAAATCCGGCCCTCTCAAGACCCAAGCTAAATCCGCCAATACCACTAAACAGATCCAGAACCTTCACGCGACTGGAGCGTCAAAAATCTTCGGACAGAGTATGTGCTTACCTACCCCCGTAAGCCTGTGGAGGCCGCTGGCATGTCGCGCAGGGATCTCCATTCCGCTGTATGCCCATAATTTTATAGAGCTGCCATGGCGTAAACCCAGCTCCTTAGCGATAAACTGACAAGCCTCATCCACGGTTTGAAAGTTCCCAGCCTCTACTTGTCCATTCACATATCGTATTAATTGTTTCATTCTTATAAGTTAAACTATGTGACACAGAAACGCAATATTAGATCGGATAAATATATCCTATATATGGGCTGTTAATTTATTTGACATGATAGATTATTTAACCTAAGCTTCATTTGTTGGTTAATTAAGGAGGTTGTCATGGAATTGTTCTTGTTGGTTGTCGCGGTTGTTGCCTGGGTCTCGGTGATGAAATACGCCGCCAGCTTTAATGAGCCGGTCCTTGCTCCTCCCATGCCTTATTCGATTTACTTTTAAAGGAGTTAAGATGAACACTGGCCTGCTTGATAAGAATGGCATTGAAATAAAATCCGGTGACATGGTTTCACTGGACGGAAATATGACTGCCGACAATTCAATGGGAATATTGCCTAACGGATGGACGTTTACAGAGGACGATATTTACGAGGTGTATTTTGACGAACAAATAAAAGAATGGTCAATGAAGTTAGGTGTTGAGCCAGATACCGCATATAACCGCAAATATATGAACCATGCTCTTTCGTTGCTGCACGATGAGTGTGCGGAAATAGTGGCCTCTAATGCCTAACTTCATCTACTCAAACACCAAAGCCGCTGAAACTGATCTCAGGGGCGGAGGTTGGACGAAATCCAAGCGGGGAGAATCCTGGTCAAGGGCCTTCGGTACCAAGCGTGTAGGTATTGCCTACGTTGTCCTGGCTATGGGTGGTTATAAAATTAGTGTTGATGTTCATTCGCGAGCCGACATTTTAAGCTGGTTATAACCGCTTATATCTCCAAAGAGATATACCTTTGTGGATATATAGAGATTTTTCAGATTGTTTATTATTATCAGTGTAGAAAAAAGACGGGCCGGACAATCCAAAAATTGCCGACCCATCGAAGGGCTTATGAGGAGCGCCTTCGTTGTCAAGCATTATAGACAACTTCCTCCAAATATAAAACCCTTCCGCTTTCGGGTATACCAACGGCAGAGCGAATCTGTGGGATAACCAGTCATATCGTCACACCCTTGAGATATGGTTGACATCGCCAGCGTGTTACTGAGCGAGAGTAGTCGAAGGTAAATGGGTGGAACCAGCCGGAGATCAAGAAGTTAACACTACTATGGTGAAAAGTTATGAATAGAGAAAAAGTGAAGTTATACAAAACTGAGGAATGGCATGAAGAAATGGGTGAATGTATATTTTTAGCATTTCCCAGCTTTGCGGAATTCCCTTGTGTTCAGCCAGGATCACCTTTGGACGGTGATTTTGATGAATGTGTTTGGACTCATTTTATCTTGCTTGATTTTAATCACGTATTTGATCAAGCCATTAGCCAAGAGTAACCATGTAGATATTAGTATTACGGCAGAAAGAGTATTTGAGGGAAGTGGCGGAATAGGTATACGCGGCGACTACAGTAGGGCGCTTCGCTGGAGGTAGCTACACTCCATGCTGGTTCGAGTCCAGCCTTCCCTACAAATGCTTTTTTTGTATATAAGTAATATGGGTATGGTGATAGGACAGTAAAGCTTAAGGGCTTTAAACCTATCCACCCTTGGGATAGTTATATCTAAAAACAGGAGGAAGTTATGGAAATTGACGAGAAAAAAGTGAGAGAGGCGCTGGCCGTGTTAGAGAAATCTAAGGCTTTTGCTGCTGTGAATTATGAGTCTATCGATTTGCTCAAACAAGCCCTAGCCCCCACTCCCCGATTCTATAAGGGGCAGTCGGTGTTGGTGAGTGAAAATGGTGATCTCTGGTTCCCTGCCTTTTTTATGAGAGATACGAGAGTAGACGGAAGCAGCCATCCATACCTTGCAAACTCAAGCGGCGCACAAGGAATGCGCTGGAAATACTGCAAACCCGACCCCGATGCTGTGAGCCTACCAAATTGGATAGAGCATGATGGTGAATCAGTAATAATTGAACCGCCGGAAAAATCTATTCTTGTTTGG